GCTCTCCGCGTTTTGTGTGCAATGCCCGAATCTCAAACACAGGATCTTGGGGTCGCAGCCGCGTTTGCGCAGGTCAGAGCCTTGATCGATGATCTTCAAGATAAGGTCGAATCGCATGATCGACTCCCCCCATCCCTCACGCTGGGTAACGGAAAACGGGAGGTCAGCGGCGGTATCACGCTCGGTAACGATTACCGGATCCTCAAAGATCGTCATGCCGCCGCGCACCTCACGCTGCGTGAAGGGATTCGCGAGGCACTGATGGAGGCGTTGAGGCTCCTCGAGGGTCTCGTGATGTCGCCCAGTGCCAATGAGGCCGCCGAGTTGATCAGGCACGCGCTTGTCGCCAACGCTGCAGCGGTGTACGGGCCGGACGGTCCGCGATGAGCCGGGTGTTCAAGATGCCAGCGCTGCCGGACCACCTCGAGGCAGTGGACGATCGGAACGGGTGCCGCTGGGAGCGCGTTGAGGGTACGACGCGTTTTCGGTATCTCCCTTGGCCGAGCAGGTCCACGGCGTGGGAGGCGCTCGTTAGCTCGTTATGGCCGCTCACGGAGGTCGACACGACCCCCGAACCGGCGTTCGAGGGCTACTCACTGGGCCGCCGGACGACCGGGCCCAATCGCGACTACGTCCGAGACGAAGGGTGATCATGGATCATGTTGGCCGTCATCGCGTACCTGAACGGGCGAGCCTCTGGGCTCGGTTCGTTGCTCGCCGTCGCGCTCTTCGCCCTACCGGCGCCGTTGGTGGCGCTGGCGATATGGCTCCTGGGCAGCGCCCTACCGACACCGAGGCTGGCGCCTCTCGAGCAAGGAGGACCGCGGCATGACGACGTACAGCACCACCGCCGCCGGTGAGGTCACCTGTCCCTGGTGCGATGAGCTTGTCGAGCACCGTGACCAGGCTCGCCGCGAGATCCTCCAGGCCGTCGCTCGCCGGGACGCCGCCCTGCTCGAGCGGGAGCGCCAGGAAGTCGAGGCCACGCCATGACCAGCGGGTCGACACCTCCCGGCATGACCCCACCTGTCCCGTTCACCCCCCGACCCGGGGACTTCGGGCTCACCCAGATCGGCGGGTACGGCGGGACGTTGATCCGTATCGGGCAGTGGCTGAACGGTGGCGGCTTCGCTGACTTCGAGCACGCGTTCATCTACTTCGGTGACGGGATGATCGTTGAGGCCATGCCGCGGGGCGCGTGGGTGGCCCCACTGGCGCGCCACAAGGCCGAACGTATTGCCTGGTACCGGGCGCCGGACGGGACGGGTAAGGCCATCGCGGTCGCGGCCATGGGCCTGCGAGGTACCAAGTACGGCTTCCTCGACTACCTCGCCATCGCTGCCGACCGGCTCAACCTCCCGCTGTCCACACACCTCCTGCGTCACCAGGTCAAGACGTCCGGTCGGATGATCTGCTCACAACTCGTCGACGAGGCGTACCTCCGGGCCGGCGTGCATCTCTTCGACGACGGACGCGATCCCGGACAAGTCACGCCCGCCGACCTGTACCGCTTGATCCTCAATCAACGGAAAGGCGGATAGCCTTCGTGAACTCGATCCACGCTTTAGGCTGGAATCGTAGGACGTCCGTACCGGCTCCCGGCTTGGAATCGCGGACCAGGACCGTGCCAGCGTCGATTCTGGCCTCCACGCACCCGCCGGTGGCACACCTCGAGGACCGGGTCCACGTGACTTGCAAGCAGGCGCCGCCACGATGGCTGGACTGAGTCCAGTCGAGATCACTGCTCATGCTGGCCATTGTGCACGGACTACGGCGTAGCGTGCTCCTCATGCGACCCATACCCGTCACCGTGGCCAGCGTCGTGAGCGCCGTCGTCATCGGCGGGACGCTGACCACGGTGATCGTGTTCGGTGCCCCGACCCGCCAGCACGTCACCGGAGCCATGCCGGCGGCCGGCGCGTGCCACGTGGCCCATGACCTCACCCGGTCGGACCTGCCCGACCGCACCTGTACACCCGGGGCGACGGATCCTCAGGTCACTCAGGCCACGATCGGGAAGACGATCTGTGTCCGCGGGTACACCGCGAAGGTCCGCCCGGTGGTCAGCGAGACCGACGCCGCGAAGCGCCGACTCATGGCCGCCTACGGCGTGCAGGGCACCAACGAGCTTGACCACCTGGTCCCGTTGGAGCTGGGTGGCTCATCCGATGCCCACAACCTGTGGCCAGAGGCTGGGGACATCCCGAACCCCAAGGACAAGGTCGAGAACGCGCTGCACGCCCTCGTCTGCGCTCCAGGGAAACGGCTCTCGTTGGCGCTGGCGCAACGGCTCATCGCGACAGACTGGACGACCGCGACGAGTATCGCCCTGACATCCCTCCAGTGAAGGTGGACCCATGAACCCAGACGAGACGTCCCAACTCAGCACGTTCCCGATGGGGCGCAAGCCTGCTTACGACCCGGAGACGCACCCGCGCATCACACTGCGGTATGGCCTTACGTCAGTCGGCTCCGTCCCGAGCGCCGTGGACTGGTCCCCCGGTGTCCAGTCATGGCCGATGTACGGGAACGACGTGCTTGGTGACTGCACGATCGCCGAGTGCGCGCACGCGATCGAGGTCTGGGACAACGCGACACGGCGAGGCAATGGGCTGATCTCGGATAGCTCCGTCCTCAGCGCGTACAGTGCCGTGTCCGGGTACCGCCCGGGCGACCCGAGCACCGATAACGGCGCCGTCATGCAGGACGTGTTCGGCTACTGGCGCAAGACGGGCATCGGTTCGCACGTGATCGATGCGTTTGCCCAGGTCGACATCGCGAAGCCAACGAATATCGTCGCAGCGCTGTATGACTTCGGGGCGGTCCATGTCGGGCTCCGCATCACGCAGGCCGCGATGGACCAGTTCAACGCGAACGTCCCGTGGTCCGTTGTCAGCGCTGCCGACCTGTCGTCACCCGTGCTCGGTGGCCATGCTGTCGTTGTCGTCGCAGCCAACCCGTACGGACTGATCGTCGTCTCCTGGGGCCAGCTTCAGGGGATGACTTGGGATTTCTGGAACGCGTTCATCGACGAGGCATGGGTCACGATCAGCGAGGAGTGGATGACCGCGACCCGTGGGCTTACGCGGCCGTCCGGGCTGGACTGGGCCGCGTTCGCTGCCGACTGGAACGCGTTCATCGACGAGGCACGGGTCACGATCAGCGAGGAGCGGATGACCGCGACCCGTGGGCTTACGCCGTCCGGGCTGGACTGGGCCGCGTTAGCTGCCGAGTTCACCAGGCTCACCGGTGAGCCGTTCGTGATCCCCACTCCCGGCCCGACGCCCACTCCGACCCCCACTCCCGCGCCGGCTGATGCCGATGCTCACCTCGCTGCCGCTCTGCGACCGTGGGTGTCTCATCACCACGTCGGGGCAAACGAGCACGTCGCCCACGCGGCGCAAGCCTGGTTGATCGCTAAGGGCCTATAGTCCGCCATGCCTCGCAAGCCGGGGGAGCGCAACCCGTACGCGGGTCGGCCGTATCGCCGCGAGACGGCAGCGATGAAGGCCGACCCGCGTAACCATGAGTGCTGCATATGTGGTGGCTGGATTGATATCCGGCTCCCGCACAACGACCCGGGGGAATGGACGAGGGAGCACGTACAGTCCCTTGTGGACGGTGGGGAGTTGCTCGGGAAGCGCAATAGTGCCGCTGCGCACCGCTCTTGCAACTCCTCTGCCGGCGGTCGGATCGGACGTCGGCGTACTCCTCCACCGGCGCCTATCCGCGAGTTACGTTCCCGTGAATGGTGACGTATCGCGCTGTGAGATCCCGGTCATATGTGCGAGACTGGTAGGAATAGGTACCCGGTATGTGGAGCGGGAGACAGTGATGGCCAGGGAGTTGTACCGGGTGCTATTCGTCGGGGGTCCGGCGAATGGCCATGAGGTCATCGTCCCCCACCTGTATCACCGCTACCGGTACCCGACGTTCTCGCTCACCGGTGACGCCGCTGTCGCGACCATCGACAGGACGGTTATCACCTACGAGCCACAGGTGGGCCCGATGGACCTGCCCAGCATCGACGACCGTGGTCGCTACGTCTACCTGTGCGTGCCGTGACTGAGCCTGTCGAGCTGACCACCGAGGAGGCTGTGCGCTCCGACCTCGGCGTGTACGGCTCCCGCATCGATGGGAGCCGTACACTGCAGGCCCTGGCCCTGCGTCTGGCTCGGGAGATGGACTCCACGGCGGCCGGTGATGACCCGGCCCGGACAGCGAGCGTCGCCAAGGAGCTGCGTACCACGCTCCAGGCACTGCGCAACGGGGCGACGGGTGAGGATGATAGCGAGAGTGACCTCCGAAAGATCATCGCTGGCCTTAGCGTCCCAGATGTTGATGCCACTGCACGGGACATCCCGTACGCCAAGCCGGCCGACGCTGGGCCCGGCCGTCGCGAAGATAGCCGCAGCACTGGGAAAGCCGTTCCTCCCCTGGCAGCGGTACCTCTCTGATATCGCGCTCGAGGTCGACCCGGAGACGGGATTTTTCGCCTTCAATGAGATAAACCTGGTCGTACCGCGACAGTCCGGGAAAACCGAGTGGCTGCTCCCCTACCAGGCGCATCGTTGCTCAGCGTGGCCCAACCAGCGTGTCCTCTACACCGCGCAGACGTTCACCGATGCGCGCAAGAAGTGGGAGGACATCCATGTCGCCCGTCTCGACCGGTCGCCGCTGCGCAGCCTGTACAAGGTGCGACGCCGTACCTCGGCTGAGTCGATCATGTGGCACAACGGCTCTCAGCAGTCGCCCGAGGCCACCGGAGGGAAGTCGAGCGGTACCGGTGACTCGATCGATATCGGGATCATCGACGAGGCGTGGTCAAAGAATGACGCCACGGTCGAGCTAGGTATGCGCCCGGCCATGCTCACCCGCTCCGTGGTCCCGCCCGGGCCGCAACTCGTCGTCTCCTCCATGGTGCCCGGACCGACCCGCCTCCGGCGCACCACCAGCACGAGCGAGTACCTCCGGGAGAAGATCGTTGCTGGCCGCTCCCGGGTCGAGGCTGGTCTCAACCGTGACGTGGCGTACTTCGAGTGGGGGGCGCCGGTCGGCGCCGACCCGGGAGACCCGGCTACGTGGTGGGCGGCTATGCCCGCGATGGGCTACCTCGTCCGCGAGGACACCGTCCGGGCCGACTTTGAGCGGATGGACCTTACCGACTTCTGCGCCGAGTACCTCTCCTGGTGGCCGGAGGAGATCCCGTCGCGCTGGCTGGCCATCCCGGAGCCTGCCTGGACGGCGTTGTTTGACCCGGAGAGTCGGCCCATCGGCCCGCTCCGGCTCGCCATCGACGTCAACCCTTCGCAGACCAGGGCAGCCGTCGTGATCGCCGGCGCCGGCGCCGAGACGGGTACGACACACCTCGAGACGCTCGACAGCCAGCCAGGGACCGGCTGGACGGTCGAGTACGTGGCGGAGCGGCTCCGACGCAACCCCGATATCCGCGAGGTGGTCCTCATCGACCGCGGTCCGGCCGGCATCCTGCTGACCGAACTCGAGAAGACGATCAAGGATGTTGCTCGCGGGCTCGGCGTCGAGCCGGTCGGGCTCCGCAAGGTGCCGTACGCCGAGTACGGACAGGCGTGCGGACGTTTCCTGGCCGGCGCGATCGATCAGCCACGGTGGCGACATCGTGGTCAACCCGACCTGGACGCTGCCGTGGCCGGCGCGGAGCGCAAGTTCGCCGGCAAGGGCTGGACATGGGCACACGCGACCGGGTCCACTGTGGACATTTCTCCACTCGTTGCCGTTACTCTAGCGGCATGGGCTCACGAGACAGCGCCAACCGGTCGCGAGCCGTTCGCGTTCTACGCATGAGCCGTCACGCTCGGGCTGTCGCTGGCGTCACCGCTGGCGCCTGTCTCATCTCCATCGGTTTCGGGCTGGCCGTCCTCGCCGCCCTCTTGGCGCATCACGTATCCCTTGCCCTCGCCATCGCCGCGGCTGGGCTGGTCGTCGTCGGCGCCGCCACCGTTGCGTTGTTCGGCGTCGTGTACGACGCTGACGAGGCCAAGCCGGCGCCCCTCGCGTCCGTCTCCCCACTGGCGCCATGGGCGGATAGCAGATGACGGGCCTGTTCCGTCGTGGACGTGGTGGCGGTGCGACTGGTCCTCCTGGCGCGACCATGGGCGACACGTTGGAGACCATCTCGCGCGCGTACGCCATGAACACCGGGCTAGACGTCCAGGATCGGTCATTCAACTGGGCTGGACGTGAGTATTACGGGGTTCCCACCGACCTACCCGCGAGATCGGAGAAGATAGACCCGGGTTTTCAGGGCATCGTCTCCGGCGCTCTTCGCGGTAGCGGTGTCATCATGGCGCTTGAGGAGACCCGGCTCAATTTCTTCACAGAGGCACGGTTCCAGTTCAGGAATCGTCGCGGTACGAACGGCCGTCCGGGTGACCTGTACGGGACGAAAGCGCTCGACATCCTCGAGCGACCATGGGTGAACGGACACACCGGTAACCTCTTAGCGCGCATGATCCTGGACGCCGATCTCGCCGGGAACGCCTATATCAGTTACCGGCCGTCCGGGAACCTCCGTCGGATGCGCCCCGACTGGGTGACGATCCTCGTCGGGGTCGAGGGCGACCCGCGGGCGACGGCCGCTGACCTGGACGCCGAGATCCTCGGGTACACCTACTGGCCGGGCGGTTTCGCCTCGAAGCAGGATCCCGTCTTCCTGCTCCCAGAGGAGGTGGCGCACTTCGCGCCCCTCCCGGACCCCGACTACAACTTCAAGGGCATGTCTTGGGTCTCATCGATCCTCGCTGAGGTCGAGGGCGACCAGGCGACGACGCTGCATAAGCTCAACTTCTTCCGCAACGGTGCCTCGCTGCAGACCATCGCCACGATGGACCCGAGCGTGCCAGAGGAGTCGGTCCGTCGCTTCGCTGCCGGGTTCAACGACCGGCACCAGGGCGTCGGCAACGCTTACAAGACGCTCTTCTTGGGTGGCGGGGCCGACGTCAAGACGGTGGGCGCCACCATGCAGCAACTCGATTTCCGGACGACGCAGGAGGCCGGTGAGACCCGGATGGCAGCCGCCGCGCGCATCCCGCCGGCCATCGCGGGACTGGCCCACTCCCACTCGTCCAGCAACCTCAACGCCGGCGACTTCAGCGTGGCCAAGCGCCTGCTTGCCGACGGCACGATGCGTCCACTGTGGCGCGACGCCTGCGGGTCGCTGTCCGTCCTGGTGGCCGTCCCGGGCGGTTCTGAACTCTGGTACGACGCTCGCGACATCGCTTGGCTTCAGGAAGACATCCTGAACGACGCCAAGGTCATGCAGACGAAGGCCATCACCTCGCAAGCACTGATCAATTCTGGGTTCAAGCCGGACACCGTGGTCAAGGCTGTCGAGGCAAACGACATGACCCTTTTACAGCACACTGGGTTGTATTCGGTACAACTTCAGCCGCCCATGCTCGAAGGGCCCAAGCCGGACATGCCGCAAGACCCCAACGCCATCGACAGCACCGCCGACGTACCGGCAGTGCCGGCAGGGAAGGCCAAGCCATGAGCCGTGAATTCGCGTTGGAATGTTGCGGCCGTAAGCGTGGAGTGTTTTGGTCTTCCGTAGAGGGCGGAACGTACCCGATATTGTTTTGCAATCTATGCGACTGGGATCACTCCCACGCTACCGTGATCCCAAACGAGCATAAGATCAGAGATCAGGAGCAAATCCCGTGAGCCGTGAGCTGATCGTGCGCTCGTACCCCCTGGCCGACCTCGAGGTACGGAAAGCTGGCGATGGTCGGACCGTGGTTGCGTACGCCGCTGCGTTCGACACCCCTTACGAGGTCCACGACCACATGGGCGACTACATGGAACGCAACTCGCCCCGCGCGTTCACGAAGACGCTTCAGGAGAAGGGGCTCAAGTTCGGGGTCTACTACAACCACGGTATGACGATCCATGGCACGCCGTCGGACACCGGGTCGCAGCCGTTGGGTGTGCCCAAGGTCGTCCGCGCGGAGTCGAAAGGGTTGCTCACGGAGACGTGGTATCTCCCGACGCCGTTCGGCGATGCCATCCTGGAGGCTGTCCGTGCTGGGGCTATCACCGCGTACTCACACACCTCCGGCGTGATGAAGTCCGACCCGGCCGGCAAGGTACCGCGCGTCTCCCGCTCCGGCGCGCTGCCGACCGTGACCCGGCTCGAGCTTGCCCTCAAGGAGTACGGACCGGCCGCGCCAGCGCTTGCCGTGTCCAGCGCCGCAGCCGTGGTGGGCGTCCGCGCGCAATCGCTCCATAGTGGACTCTCCGCCAACGATCGTGCGACACTCCTATATGAACTGCTCACAGCGTCGGGCACTGCGCACCAGCCGTCCGCTCCGGTCACTCCCCCCCCGGGAGCCGATCCCGTCGAGTCGCGGAAGCGCTCCAGTCGGAATCGTATTGAGATCCGTTCACGGATCGCCCGTACTGGAGCCCTGACATGGAAGCACGACGGCGGTACGCCGCAAACCTGACCGTTCCCACGCTCCCCGAGCCCCTCCCGTTCAGCTTCATCACGGTCACAGACCGGGCCGGCGTCGTCCGTACCCTCCCCGTGCCGTGCGGCGGGGCCCCTCGTCGTTCTGAGACCCTCGCGACACGCCTGGAGGAGATCCGGGCAGAGTTGCAGGTGCTGGACGAGGAGGAGAACCCGTCCGATGAGGACATCACCCGCGCAGAGACGCTCTCTGACGAGTGGGGCATCACGCGCGCCGAGTTCGACAGGGCCGTCGAGCGGGAGAAGCGCATCGAGGTCATCCGCTCCGCGAACCTCGACCTGTCGCACCTGCAGTCGGCGTCCCAGTGGGGCAACGGCGGGGGTACCTCACTGCGAGGCGACGACGCTGGCAACGAGGGCGCCGGTACCCGCAATGGCGGTACGCGGCGCAGCAACAAGCGCGACCCGTATGCGGACCTCAACGCCGTTCGCGCGATGCAGCTCACCCCCCGCGACGTGATCTCCCGGGCGGAGGACGCGATCGAGCAGGCGCCCGACTACATGACCGACGCGCACCGCGAGGCCGTGACCAGGCTCGTCCACCGCTCTGGCACCAAGCAGGGCGCGCTCATCGCTCGCCACGTACTCCTCACCGGCTCCGAGGACTACCACTCGGCGTTCCTGGACTACATGGCGGAGCCGACCAACATCCAGCGTGCAGCCATGTCGCTGACCTCGGCGAACGGTGGCTACCTGGTGCCGTTCACCCTGGACCCGACGGTGATCCTCACCAACGCCGGCTCGATGAACCCGTTCCGGCAGATCAGCTCGAACAAGCGCACTGCGACCAACACCTGGAACGGCGTCACCTCGTCCGGCATGAACGCCGCGTGGCTCGCTGAAGCCGGCGTCGTGGGCGACAACACCCCCACGTTCGCTAACGTGGTCATCACGCCGCAGAAAGCGTCCGCATGGATCTTCGGTTCGTACGAAGTCCTGGAGGACTCCGACGTGGCCACCGAGATCCCGAACATGCTCAACGACGCGAAGGACCGGCTCGAGGAGGCTGCGTTCTGCGTCGGCACCGGCACCGGGCAGCCCAAGGGCATCGTTACCGCAGCGACCACCACGGTCGCTACCGCAGGCGTTGCCACCTACGCCGTGGGCGACGTGTACGCCGTCCAGGCAGCGCTACCGCCCCGCTTCCGCCGTAACGCGAAGTGGCTCATGAGCCTGCCGTACATCAACCGGTCGCGTCAGTTCGACACTGCCGGCGGGTCGTCCTACTGGACGAACCTCGGGCAGGGTCAGCCGGAGCAGCTACTCGGTGGGGACCTGTACGAGTCGACCTCCATGGCGACCGTGCTCACCACTGGTACGAAGGCCGCGGTCTATGGCGACTTCTCGCAGTACGCGATCGTTGACCGGATCGGGATGAGCGTGTTGTATGAGCCGTTGATCAAGGATCCGACCACGGGACGGCCGACCGGCCAGGGCGGCTGGTTCGCGTTCTGGCGCGTAGGAGCGGATGCATTGGTTCCTGGCGCGTTTCGTACGCTTGTCACCGCGTAACTTGCCGTAGGAAACCTCAAGGCTCGGAAAGGTCTTCCATGCGGTTCGGTAGCCCGGTCTCGTTCACTGCCACTGACACCATCTTCGGTGATGCCATCACGCTGGCGTCACAAGTCGCTACGTCGGTGGGTGCGTCCGGGGCTGGGTACCGCATGGAAGACCGCATCAACGTGCGCCTCTCCGTCAACGTCACCGCCATCACCGGCACGCTCACGGTCACCATCGAGCACTCCGGCGATGGCACGACGTGGCGCACCCACACGGTGATGTCCGGCATCACCACCGTGTCCACTGTCCGTCAGGTGTGCGGGGGTGTTGACCGGTATGTTCGTGCATCATGGGCTGTCGTCACCGGCCCGATCACGTTCACGATCGCCGGAGAGGCGTTGTAATGGGACTTAAGCGTGCTAACACCTCATTCCACACAGAGATCAAGGTAGGCGAGCAACTGACTGAGCGGTTCGTGGAGCGTGGTCAGTTGCTCGACACCAACGATGACGTCGTCAAGAGCCAACCAAAGTCATTTTCAAATGTCGACCTTGACGCCGGCCTGGTCCCGATGGACTCGGCTACCTCGCGTCGGACCAGGAAGGGCTAGTCATGGCAGAGACACGGCACGACGCGAAGGCCGCGGACGCGAAGTCGGACAAGGCAGCGGACGACAAGGCTACTACTGGTCGGGTCACTGAGCTCAAGGAGACGAAGGCCGACCAGCACGCTGCCGACCGTACCCAGCCGGGCGCGGCCACCGTCGTGGAGGGCCCGGCTGACACGCAGCGGGACGAGTTCACGAAGGCTCGCGAGTCGCACGTCGGTGCGGAGCAGGCCGCCATGGATGCCGCAAAGGTCCAGGTCGAGGCCGATGAGGCGCTGGCTAAGGCCGTCCGCGAGGCCGGCCCCGGCGCCGTCGCGAACGTGCCGGTTGACCAGGAGGTCAACGAGCACGGGCAGGTGCGGCAGGAGGGCGCGAAGGTCCGCACACCTCCGCAGCCACCTACCCCGCCGTTCCACCCGAGCGCCGCGGAGCACATGGACATCACGCCGCCCGGGTTCATCCGAGGCTCGGGCAGCGACGACTACGACCAGACCGTCCACCCCAAGTCGCGGGTGGACGACCCGACGAAGCCACTCTAAGGACCGCCATGCAGCCAATGAAGGAAGGCCCCATGACGGGAGGCTCCGGCGCCCCGCGGACGCCGCTAGGCTTGTACTCCGAGGTGACCTCGCCCGTCACCGGGCCAATGGAGGACGACTCCGCGGTCGACCCGACCCGCGAGGACGAGGGCGGTCGCGGCATGGGTGGGGACCACGCCGATGAGACGGCCAGCTTTCAGAACCTCGGCGACCGGCCGTCGACTGACGTGCAGGGCTACCGGCTCGCAGAGCAGATGACCGCCGCTGGCCGCGAGTCGGACTCAGAGTTCTGATCATGGGACCGGTGGTGCTGGCCGCGCCAGAGCGGCGTTGGGCGTGTCCGAATTGCGACGCCACCGACATCACTCGCGAAGCCGGCCAGCACACCCGGTTCCACACCTGCGGGGGGCTGGCCGGCCTTACCGCTCCCATGGTCCCGCACGACCAGCGAGTCAAGGTCGAGGCCATCGAGCGCGAGGACTACATCGGCTCCGAGGACGTCCGTCTGGACGACGACGGGCGACCGATCATGAGCGTGCTCACCACCCGCGACGAGGGTACGGACCTCGTCGTGTACGCACCCACCGCCTACGCCCGGGAGACCTGATCATGAGTAGCAGCAAGGGACGGGGCGAGGCTTCGGACGCCGCCGTCCAGGCGGGGTCGGAGCGCTCCGACCCCGCTGCCGATCGGGGGTACCTGGGCACGCTCGCCGACGAGGCGGAGCACGCCGTCCAGGTCATTGAAGGCAAGCTGGCCGGCATGCATGAGTCGCTGGCCGCTGCGAAAGACCGCGCGAAGGCCGCTCGCGCGGCTGCGCACGAAGGGACCGGCGAGTAATGGCATTCACCGCATCCGCCATCTTCCGGGAGTGGCTCAGTCAGGCGTACCAGGTGTCCGGCACTGGGTACACCGGCCTGGACTCTGACGCCGTGAACGTGGCGCTCTACAACAACACCGGCACGCCCGACAAGGACGCTGCTGTCGCCTCGACCGGGTACAACACCGGGCAGTGGGTCGTCGCCAACGAGGTCACTGACGCCACTAACTGGGTTGCCGGTGGCCGGGCCCTCGCATCCAAGACGTTCACGACGCCATCAACAGGCGTGTTTCAGTTCACTGCGGCGAACCTTGCCGGAGGCGGCAACGTCACCCTGGCCGGCGTGCTCGGGTGCCTGGTCTACGACAACACGATCTCTGGTGGCACGGTGGCGAAACAGGGTGCGTCGTTCCACTGGTTCGGCGGCTCCCAGTCGGTCACCGCTGGGACGTTCACGATCGTGTGGAACGCTAACGGCATCCATCGGATCACGGTCTAACGGGCATGTACGCCGATCAGTATGCGCTGGGGGAGACACCCGCTTTCCAGCAACGGGTACAGGTGGCCGTCGCGACGGCTGCCGTCAACGTCATGGCTGAGACGAAGAGCGGTCTCACGGACTCCGTATATGCGAAGCGGTCAGCGTTGGCGAAACGAGTCGTCACCGGACTGCAGGCGTACGTCGCTGTATTCTCTCGGTTGGTGGTCACGAATGTGGCAATCAGTGTAGGCTCGACCGACAACGATATCCAGTTCACCGTTAACTCAATGTGGAGTCACGTCGCGGGGGTCGACCTGGACGACCTTAACGGCACCGTCAATGCTTAGCGCGGCGGACATTGTCCAGACGTCGACTGGCTCTTCCGGTACCGGTGGCATCGTCTCCAGTTTCAGCGTCACATGCTCCCCGTTGACTGCCGGCAACGGCGTGATCCTTATCATTGCCAACGCGGACGGGAACGTCTTCCCCGACACGCCCAACAACAACGCATGGCTCGGATGCGGCGCCGCTACGAACGCCTCGCCTGTCCCCTGCATCAACATGTACTCATTCGCGCCCGTGGGCGGAGAGACCAGCTTCGCGTTCACGTTGAGCACGCCCGGTGACATCTATTGCTGGTTGCTCATCGAGGTGGACAACCTTGCCGACATGGCATCGGCGCTCTACCCCGACGGCACGTTGACGCTGCGAAGTGTCGCCAACGACACCGGGCTCGGCTCCAACAACACCTCATCGACAGCGACGACAACAATCCTTACTACACCATTCGGCACGCCGATCAACAATGCTGGCGACGAGATGGTCATATCAGCCGCTGCTAACCGGATCACGTCAGGCACGCCCAAGACGGTATCGGGCGTTGCGGACACTACTGCTGGTCAGCCGGGGACGTGGGCGCGGGTCGGGGCCACCATCGCGACCAGCCGCGCGGCGGGCGTGAACATGCGCCTTGACTGCTACGCCAAGTTCGCCGGTGGGGTACTGCACCAGATCGACGCGACGTACACGTTTTCTGCGAGCGTGACCGGCAGCTCTGCGGTCATCACTGGATTCATGGCCAACTTCATCCCGCCTCAGCAGGTCATGGGCAGGGCCGCTCCGAGTTCCGGGTACTGAGAGGTCTGCTCATGGCTATCAACACCATCACGTTCTCTGGCGTGACGACCGGTACCGCGCTCAAGACCATTGCGCAAATCGCCTCTTCCTCTACGACGCGCGCTGAGGTCATCGAGTGGTCGCTGTCGTTCAACGGCACCAACGCTGCCGCTGTGCCTGTCCTTGTGCAGTTGAACCGACAGACCTCCGCCGGCACTGGTGGCGTGGCCGCTACCGCGTTTCAGCAAGACCCGGCCGACCCGACGGCGCTCCTGACTGGTCTCACTGGGCCGCTAGCCGCAACCTGGACGGCCGAACCGACGGCCGGCAATATCATTTATCAGGACTACTACACGCCTGTCGGGCTTGGCCCGGCGTGGCAGTACCCGCTAGGTAGGGGTCTCATCCTGCCCGTCTCGTCGCGGATCGCGATCGTGGTCACCGCGGCCGTTGCCGTGAACTGTGCGGGCCACATCACCTGGAACGAGTAAGGTCTCCCCGTGCCTGGGTCAACACCGAGGCCATTCAGTAGCAGCAACCTCGCTGGCCGGCGACTACTCCCTAAGTCACCGCTCCTCGCGATCGCTGCTCAGAACACGTTCGAGGCGGGTACTGACGGGTCAACGATCACCGCCGGTACCTCCGGTGGGAACTCGGGGACCGCGTTCGACTCGGTGAACATCGCTGCGACCGGCTCCGTGACGTGGTCCTCCGCCGCCGCCTACAAGGGTGGTCTCGGCATGGCGATGACCACTGGCGCCACGGCGGGTCAGAACTCGATCGTCTGGTCAACGAAGTTCGGCTCTACGGCGAGCACTGTCAAGACGTATGCGCTCCGGGCGTATATCCAGGTACCGTCCTGGCCGGCCGTCGATGCCCGGTTCATGGTCCTCGCGGACTCTGCGGACGTCTTCCTCATCGACGCGAAGATGGACACCACCGGGAAGATCACGCTCTATACCGGCGCGGGTGCCAGCATCGGAACCACGACAAACGCCGTCACGGCCGGAGCCTGGTTCCGACTGGAGATCGCGGTACTCGTCGTCTCCGCGACTGTCGGGCAGGCAAGCCTCAAACTCTTCCTGTCGCCCGAGTCATCAACCCCGGACGACACGATCACCTCCGCGGCCACGCTCAACACCCTGCAATCCGGTGGCGTCGTCCGTCCCCGCTTCGGGATGATCCGCAACTCCTCCAACTGGTCCACGTATTTCGACGACATCGCCGTTGCTGAGGGCGGATGGTTCGGAGCATCCGCTCCGGTGGCCGCTGCCGCTGTCACGCCTCCGGCTGACCTCACCAGCGGTACCGGCTCCGCCCTGGATGCCTCGGTAGCGGTTACTGGCGCTGCTGACCTCACCAGCGGTACCGGTACCGCCCCGGACGGCTTGAGTGCGCTCACGGTCGCGGCCGACCTTGTCTCCGGTACAGGCTCCGCTCCGGATGCCACCGTCACGACCGGGATCTCCGCGTCGGCTGACCTCGTCTCCGGCACTGGTACCGCTTTCGACGGCTCGACCGCGCTCACTGTCAACGCCGATCTCACCAGCGGTACCGGTACCGCCCCGGACGGCTCGAGCGCGCTCACGGTCGCGGCCGGCCAGCCCGCCAGCGCTGGCGCCGCCCTGGACGCCACCGTTACGGTAGGGATCTCTGCGCCGGCCGACCTCGCCAGCGGTACCGGTACCGCTTTCGACGGCTCGAGCGCGCTCACGGTCGCTGCTGACCTCGTCTCCGGCACCGGTACCGCTGGGGATGCCTCGAGTACGCTGGCCACCGCTGCCGACCTCACCAGCG